GGACTCAATATACACGTTGTCCATAGGAGATCCGTCGTTGTCGTTTCCCGTCTCGTGTTGGTACAAATAAGGAGTAGAACTGGCTTTGCCCGCAGCCCGTGGAAACGAAACAATGCCTTCGTCAAGCCATGCGGTGCGTTCTAACAGACCAATTGCCCAGGATTGCTCCACATAATTGTAAGTAACGTACCGATCTGGGGTGTTGCAACCAGTGCCACAATAAAACCAACCGACTTCGTTATATTGTTTATTAAGAAACCCAAAAAATTGATAGGCTTGACCCTCTTCCATGTTGTCAAACACGTAAGAGTGAACACTGCACGGCACAGGACTAACTGCCCCGGTGTAGGTGTAAAACCCTTTTTTGTCCATCCAGAACACCCCGGCGGGCGTGTTAACCATTGCGTTCGGACCAATTAAGCTAACGCCCTCGTTAATCAGGTTTAAACCAAACGTAAGCGGAGGACCCACAAACTGTAAACTATAAAGAGCTACATCTGTCCAGATTAGCGTTTCCTGACGTGCGCGAAGCCCTCCAATAATTTCGGAACCCGCAGAGCATCTCAACGAACCCGCAGTATTATCCGATCTTGGTTCCCATTCGGCCGGGTTTTCTTGATCAGAAAAGGCAATTAATAAGGGGTCGATTGAACCGGACCGGGAACTGCCACTAATAGGATCTGATCCCAACACAATGACGTGTCGATCCACGTCTGATACCAAAACTTGTAAACCTTTAGTAGGCGCAAAGTTTGCACCGGTCAAAGCAGTCAAAGCGACTGCACGGTCTGTGCCCAAAGTATTTGCACTGCTGTCGTAGTAAAATATTCCACCAGCACGGACACAGGACAACAGGTCTTCGCCAAAACTGTCCAGTGACCACAAACGCAACTGGTTCAGGTTACTTAATGAACTGGTAGAACCCCACGTGCCTCCGCCCCATGTGCCAGCACCCCATCCTGTACCATCAACAAAGACATCCAGACCTACGTTTATTTGATACGCGCCGACAGTAGACCCGCCACCATTGCCGCTGTCACTAGCGTTTGCAGTAACTGTCGCACCGTCCGTGTCCTTTGCCGTGATAGTAAAAGTGCTTGTAGAAGGCACGGTGGCTATTTCATACTCTTGATTTAACACCGCTGCTATAACGTTACCACCTAAAGACGCTGCGCCTGAAAAAGTAACAAAGTCGCCTTGTGACGCCCCATGCGCGGTATCGGTAACCGTTAAAGTGCTTGACCCGTTGGTCGCGGCAAAAGTTACGTCACCCGCACTGGTAGTGCTTCGAATAGGGGTAATATCGTTAAAATTGGTGCCTTCCTGTATGTAGAGCTTGGTCCGTGTGCCAAGGCCAAGAAGCTTTGTGCCAGCTAGATCAACCCAACCTAATAGTTTCCTGCCAGTTCCGTTATAAGAAGTTTGTATTACCTTGGTCCAGCCACCTATTTTTTCTGGAAATCCTTTACGAAAACGAACCAGATTGCCGTCAAACCACCCGCCTTCTGCACTGTAATCAGTGCCTTCCTTGTTAATTCCAGGGTTAAATAAAAACTTTTGTAAAGCCATTAGGCTTGCTTCCAGTCTAAGTTTTCAAACATTAACGCCTCCGCTGTGCGTCTGCGCACTAACCCTTCAAGGACCTGTCCTCCAGCGCGATTCCAACGTTTCATTTCGTCGGGCACACGGTCAAACTGGCCTCCGTTAAGCACTTTGAGCATCGTGCTTTCGCCAAGGTTAGTTGGCCCAAGATTGTATACCCAAGCAACAAGCGCATCGAACTCGTGTTGCTCCAGATCAACCTTGACCATGTTGTTGATGTACCCCTCGTACTCGTCCATTTCGTCTGCAAGCATGGTTTCAGCGTCTTCGATAGAACAACTTTGACCTTCTTCCACACCTTTGGTATGCCCATAACCAATGGTCCACACACCCACACTGTCTTGATAGGCCGTAGTTTCACAACCTTCAAAGTGTTTTATTAGTTCTAACCCATCACTGCTGATCTTCATTAGACACCTCTTCGTCTAAGTCTCGGTAATATTTTAAGATACTAAGCACCTGTCGCAAATACCTTTTTACTTCTGCCATATTGGTAGAAAGATTCTCATATCCTTTGGTTGTTAAACCATACCAAACGTTTGTAGGCGCATTACCTTCCTTTAAATCGTCCAGATAGGTTTGCATCAAGTCAGGATTTAAAACAGTCCATTCTACCGGCACAGGGTCTATTTGATTAGGTAACGGAGGGTGGTATGTAGGGGCTTTTTGTACAACCGTTACGACTTCTACAGGCTTCACTTCAGGAATGTCCCGATTTGAGCCAAGTATAGAGCAACCGCTAACCAGCAGCAGTATTAGTAACAGGCTCAGTTTCATCAAATTGATACGGGTTAGTAATTGTTTCAAGCTCATTCAATACTTTTTTTGTGCCTTTGTTTATGATGTTTTCAATAAGTTTAGGCTTCCTGACTGACAGCACATCGAGTGAGTGCCGAGAAAACTTTTTTCTGATATCTGTGACCTCGTTTTGGGCTTCCATGTTTTCTTTCTGTAGTCTTTCTACTTGCGCAAGCATAAGGTCATGGTTTGCAATAGTTTGTTTCAGGTTGTCGTTTTGTTCTTCAATAGTGCTTTCAAGCGTTTTTTGGTTTTGAATTGATTGTTCTAATCTCATTTGAAACGCATCCAATTCAGCTTGGGATTTATCATAGTAAAGCTTGAACGCCCCAAGTGTAAGCGCCAAAACCAACCCTAATCCCGCACTAATTTGCCACATAATTCACTCTTGATTGTGAGTTTTTAACTGTTGCTGTCGAATCCGCTCTTCAATTTTTTTTTACTTTCGGTTTTTTGCTGTGCTTGTTTAGCCATATTTTAAACCAAAAAATTAATGTTGTTTGGCCTAGTTCTGCCGTCTTCCACTTGAACTTTACCATTTTTTGCTATGTAGAGCATTAGCTCCGCGTTACCGGACACACGTCGTCGGTTTTCTCTTTGCGTGGTTTCCATTAACTTTTCGTACCGTTCTTCTGCGGATTGTTTCCAAGATAGTTGAGCGGGTGGTGTTGTAGATCGAATTTCCATTATTTAAAGATCAGTATGACCCCTCCAATTAAAATAAAGGCACAAAGAATGCCAATGGCGCTCACTCCCATAATTAAATATATTTGCCGAAGCATTTTTTTCCTAGCCGCCGCTCGGGCTCTAATTGCTTCCATTTGTCGTTTATGGTTTGCTTTCTGTCTAGCTTTAGCGTCTTCCCAGCGTTGAAGCAACGCTGGGTCGTGAATCACTAGCATATCGTGTAGTGATTTTTCCCACTGATCGCGTCGGTGCTTGATTGATTCCAATTTCAAAAGTTCCTGTGAGCTAAGATTGCTGATCACCGAGTCTTTCTTTTCACGCTCAAAAGAATCTAAAGCGTCCGAAAAACCCTGCATCAATTCAACTGCTTTTGACGCGCCGTCACCAACTTCGTTGAGTTTGTTTATAGCGGTAGATATCGTGGACAGGATGGCCCCTGCCGCTGCAACGGATTCAATTATCACGGTAAACCCCTATGGTTTACGTGACATATAGGCCGTAGCGCCGAAATAAAGACCTATTATGCTGGCTTGACTAAGGAACAGCATATCACTTAGAGAAGACAAGGTTGAAAGACGTTCTTCTGGTACAAAAGGCAACAACGGCAGTAACGAATACAAAACCATTGAAGACATTGCAACCCACGCTATTCTGCGCTGGCTGTCTTGCTTTTCTTCTCGGAGATCTAGTTCAATCATTTGAGTAGCACGTTCTAGTTCCTCGTCACTAACCGTGCCGTCTTGATCAATGTCATATTTAGCCCAAACTGAGTTTTCTTGTAACTTTTTAGGCATTTTCTTTCAACCGTTGCTGTCGATAAAACTCAATATACTCGTCCCATCGAGCAAATCGTTTTTCTTCATGTATGTAAAATAAACCGCTATATATGCTCATTTTTAATCCCAAAACTTTTGGTTAGCTCCCGCCATGACCGGTTTACAATACGCTGTTATATTGTGTTGTTTAATGCCCCCTCTACAACGGACATCTCTACAGTTATGCTCTATCCAGTATGCAAATTGCTGACATCTATGGATGTCTCTAAATAACATTTGCTCCGAACCTTGCGCCACATTTCCTTCTATGACGGTTATTAACATAAAAGCTAATATTGCGCCTTGCATCTGTCATAAAAACTTTGCGGCTACTATAGTCGCCACCATGAACGGGTACACTCCCCAAATCATCATTTCCAGTTTTTTAAACTTTTCAGATCCCTCTTCCAAACGCTCTTCAATACGTTCGTAGCGTAACGCGCATTCTATTTGATGAGTTTTTAACTCAGACAAAGCTTGTTCAGCTTCGACATTTTTAACTTGTGATCTTTTTGACGCCATCAATCTGACCTTTTAACAAACTTAACGTCTAAAGGTTTTAAGTCAACACCAGGGTCTTTTGCTTTTCCAATGTTTAAAGCGGCTATTTCAATTATTTTATAAAGTTTTCCAACCAACGCATCGTCTTTAGGAGTAGGAGTCAAACTGCAAATAATGGATGCTGCGCAAACAATACTTGTTATTACAGACACCAAATTAACAAGCAAATCCATTACTGTTGCTCCGCATTAGCCGCTTCTAGCTGTTGAGAATACCAGTTAAACGCTGCTACATAGGTATCCAGTTGCTTTTGGTTAGCATTGATTACGTTAGTAATCTGCCCAATCTCTTCTCGAAGCTCTTCCATACGAGCAGTCAACATCTCAGGATTAACAGGTAGTTGAGCAACCTCAGCTTCTTCTGCAACCTCTGCATCTACAACTTCTTTAGTGTCTTGTTCCATCTTCCTCTACCTTCCAAACATTCAAATTTGCAGCTACTGTGCGTCTTTCACCTTCACCCTCAAACGGGTAAACCATGTGTGTTAACCAGCTAGGAAACATCAAGAACTTCCCAACCTCTGGCTTAATGACAAAACTTTGTGGAGGAGCTAATCGCTCTGTATCTAATAAACTATTACGGCCATAACTAAACGCAAGGCAACCATCGGCATTACCAGAGGAGTTATATAAGCTGTACTCAGGACTTCCCGCTGTAGGCTGCTCTAAGATTTGTTGGGGTACTTTTGTCCATGTAGTACAAGAAACGCCCATAATGGTTTTAGTGCCATGATCGTGTATTGGATTATAGTCACGCTCGTAGCTGTGTACCGACCAAAGCTCATCAGTAAGAACTTCTCTTTTGCCTTGTAGTGGGTTGCCAGACTGAGCGCAGAACTGCTTCACATAGTCCATTGCCAAGCCTTGAATCGTCCAGTTAAAGTCTTTTAGCTCTTCACAGTGATGATCCATAGTTAATTGCTGTCCGTGGGCTATCTGCCCGACCAACGTACCCGCATGACTTTTTCGTTCTTGATCTACCATCAGCTTATCTAGGTAGTCGTTAAGCGTACCTACCATGCTTTCAGATAGCTGTGCTTCCAGCATAAACACCGCAGGTAGCGTATGAAATGAAAAGTGTTGCGGCTCCATTAACTGCTAGGGATCACATAGTCATTATCAGGAACAGGCTCTTTAGGTGGATTCGTAATAACAGAGTCATATTGACTAGCAAATACTTCATCCCATGTTGCTGTTGGGCAAAGGTCTTCCAGTTCTTTTTTAGTCCAATCACCTTCAGCTTTAGGAGTAAAATTGGTTTTAGTTTCATCGCCAACTTTATAAGTTGCGTCAAGGGTTACACTTTTGTTGCTTGTATAGTAATCAGCTTCGCCCTCAGTACCCTGTTCGTACTTCATTCCTAATTGCCATTTTACAACCTTGCCGTCCTCAATATATGGAACAGCTACATTTAAAGCTTTCGTAACAGACATCACTATTCTCCTTTAAGTTTTTCGACCTCTGCCGAAAGTTCTTGAATTGCTTTAATTAACATAGGTATTACCGCTGCTGAACCTACTCGTTGTCTTCCGTCTTTTGGATCTTCTGACCACATATCAAAACCGTCTTTTAAATTATGCTTGTCTATGGCTTCTTTGACCTCTTGAGCGATAAAACCGTGTTCGTATTTATCAGTCTTATAGCGTTCTTCTGAACCTGCTACATGGGCATCTAGTTCTTCAGGTATATCTTTTTGCTGACGATATCTAAATGTTCTAGGTCTAAGGTCGTTAATAAAAGACAACCCTATTTCTTCGTCTTTAATGTCCTCTTTAATTCTTACATCAGAAGGATTTGTCCATGTAGTCCCGCCAAAAGCGCAAGACGTATCTGTACTACCAGAACCAAAAGTAAACGTACTAGCACCATTACCAACTACGTTATAGCCAATTATTGTCTCACTCGAAACACCAGCAGCACTTGGCCTAGCTGAAGCTCCAATAGAAATATTAAAACCCCCACCCTGACTTTCTTGGTTTGCAGCTCTTCCGATACTTACATTATACTGGCCTGTGCTTATATAGTAACCAGCACCAGAACCCATAGCAGTATTATAATTGCCTGTTGTAAGACTAACCATTGCGTTTGTGCCTATACCGACATTTTCCGCTCCGTTACAGTTATACAATGCGCTTGTGCCGACGGCGACATTAGGTGTTCCAGTACTTGCATTTGCAAGTGAGCCGTAGCCAATTGCTACATTGTTGTTTCCTGTGGTTAGATTAGCCCCTGCTTGATACCCAACATAGGTTCCTTGTACTGCCGTTGTTATATCAAGGCCCGCTTGATAACCGACAGCGGTGTGACCTGTACCTGTAGCACTAGCTAGTGCAGATAATCCTATAGCGACAATACCCGATCCTGTAGTCATTGTCTGCAAAGCCGCTGCACCGACAATTGTGTTTCCAGCCCCAGTAGTCAAGCCTGTTCCAGCTAAACGACCAATTGCTACGTTGTTATCGGCAGACAGTAAGGCATCTAATGCTAGATAGCCCACGGCTGTATTTTCTGAACCCGTAGTGTTTGCTGCCATTGTGCTTGCTCCTACAGCCACATTTGAGTGTCCTATAGTGTTAGCAACTAATGCACCCATGCCAACCGCAGTATTGTTTGCAGCCGTAGTGTTCGCCGTTAATGCCCCTTCTCCCACTGCCGTATTGCTTGCGCCCGCAATGTTTGCCATTAGCGCAGCTTCTCCAACAGCAGTCACACCACTAGCAGTAGTATTGGCTTTTAAAGCATCCTTTCCAACTGCGGTATTTTCTGTGCCTGAGGTGTTTGATAAAAGCGCATCTTTTCCAACAGCCGTGTTATTTGCTGCTGTGTTATTTGTAAGAGCATCGGCTCCAACCGCTGTATTTGCGCTATTTGCGCTATTAGATTGCAAGGCTCCCTTACCAACAGCCGTGTTCGTGCTGCCTGTAGTTATAGAAGTTCCAGCTTGCTTGCCCACTGCTGTGTTGTTATTTCCCGCGGTGTTGGCTTTTAAAGCACTCGATCCAACGCCAACATTATTTCCACCCGTAGTGTTTGCTGTTCCAGCAGTAAAGCCAACATAGGTGTTCTCACTATAACTATTACCACTAACTCCAAGACCAGCTTCGTTACCAATTAGTGTGTTTTTAGTACCTGTAACATTGTAGTAACCAGTTGCGTAACCAACTGCCGTGTTACCAGTGTTTTCATTATTTGAATCACTATTCTGTGAGTAAAGTGCTGAGTCACCAATCGCAGTTGTACGATCCCCTACATCTTCAGTAACAAGCGCATCATGGCCTATAGCAATATTTCTACTAGCTATGGTAGCTGCACCCGCAGCGTTATCACCAACAACTGTGTTTCTTCCTCCGCTAGTTAAAGCATCAGCAGCAGAGTCGCCTATCGCTACGTTATCTGTACCTGTGGTAAGACCTGTGCCAAACGCACCGCTACCAAGCCCTACGTTGCCCGTACCGCCTAGCACGTCTAGGACATCAGTAACCGCTGCACCAGATCCTGCACCGTCTGTGGCGATCATCCTGATCCCGCCATTTGGGATGACTACATTTGCGCCCGTGCCTTGTGAAATTGTTACGGTGTTACCAGCAGAGTTTTGTACTACCCATACGTTACTAACGGTATTAGGAGCAAAAGTCACCGTGCAAGCTTGTGAAAGAGAACCTGTAAGCGTTAACGCCAGAGAGCGAAAAGCGTCCGAAGTTCCTTCTTGCATCTCAATGGTGGCAGTACTAGCGTCCGAAAGAGCCTCGCTTCCCGTCCCAAATTTTTCGGCGATCAGCTCTAAATTCGTATTTGTGCTTGTTCCCCAGGTTCCTGATTCGTCTCCTGTGGCGATTTCTTTTAATAACAGGTCGTTAACGTAAGTTGCCATTTATGCTACCTCTTTCCAATCTGGTGTTTGACTGTCGTCAATAGTTGTCCAATTCGGCGTCTGGCTGTCATCAATTCCTGACCAATTCGCTGTTTGGCTATCATCGATAAGTCCCCAAACATTAACGCCACTCGTTGTACAGGCTGCTTGTACGCCTGTGACTGAAACATTTGCATCACCATCAAACGTAGGCGTTCCAACAGATCCAGTAAGCGCATCCATTGTGACCGGGATCGTGTTACTTGTAACGATGCTGATGCTTCCAAGCCCTGCTGTTCCTGCAACTCCTGTAACACTGACGGTTGCCGTGCCTGTAACCGTAACTGATCCCAACGCTCCCGTGCCCGCAACACCAGTGACCGAAGTGCTTGCATCAGCCGAGACTGAAACTGAACCAAGCGTTCCGGTGCCTGCGACACCCGTGGGGCTAACATTTGCTGCGCCCGTGACAGTAACCGTGCCAAGAGTACCAGTGCCTGATACGCCAGATACACTAACACCCGCAGCACCGGATACAGATACCGATCCAAGGGTGCCTGTTCCTGCCACACCCGTGACAGAGACGTTCGCATCACCCGAAACCGAAACTGTACCGAGTGTACCTGTTGCGCCAGAAACCGCTTCGCCATTACCCCACGTTCCTTCGCCCCATCCATGAGAGGAAGAATTCCATCCACTAAAGGCAACTTTGACATCAGCCACACACTATATCCTATGCAATCCGAATGATCGCGTTACTAGCGTCTCTGGCTGGAAACTGAATTACAAAGTCTCCACTAGTGGATGTTTTGTCTGCGCCAAAATCTAACGCACACACTGCTCTGTTCGCACTTCCTGCGGTAGTTGAGGAATTATAAATTAATGCCCCTCTCGCAGTAATCGAACTACTAGACCACGTAGTGTCATCAAAATCAGTCAGTGCTGTCGTTCCGCTTGTTTCGGGGTCTACATTAACTAGCGTATTACCGCCAGCCGTATAATTAGTGCCTGTAGCAGAAACTTCATTGGTTGTCGCGTAAGCAGTGGTTGATGCAGCCAAAGTTGCACTACTGGTATACAAAGCAATCTTAAAAGTATTGCCTGTTCCTGTGGTGGTTGTCGTTCCTCCACCAGAACCGTTATGAAAGTTGTGTATTCCCTGAAGTAACTCAGACTTAAAAGAAGTACACATTGCTGTCGTAATAGCCATTACAGTCTCCTTAATATATC